ACTCACGAACTAATCCTGAGGGCATAACGATGGCGCGTCAAATCAAGCTGAACCAGATTGGAAATCACATGCAAGATCAAGTCTTGCGGCTTGTTCGCGCTACCACGTTGGAATGGGAAGCACGCGTAAAAGTTCAAACCCCGGTTGAAACAGGCAGGCTTAGAAACGCATGGGAAAGTCAAGTGCAAGGCTTTACGGGCGAAGTTACAAACAACGTGGAATATGCTGAACCGGTTTGCTATGGCACGACTAGAGGAGGCAGTTTGCCGTCTTCGTGGAAAGGCGAATATCGAACACGCCAAAACACTGTCCCTGGATTCCCTGATTTAATTGGCAAAGAACTTGAATCATGGGCACAACAGCAGTATCGAAAAATCCTTAAGAGCACCTAATGGCTGCCGCTGATCTCAACGCTATTCGAGCCACCGTTGAAGGCAGGCTTGCGACAGAGCTGGCTGGCAGCCCTGCAATCCCAGTCGTGTTTCACAACATGGCGTATGAGCCAACGCCTAACTCGTCGTTTGTTCAATGCCTTGTCAGCTTTGGTGCAAGCGAGTATTTAGGCCAAGGGCTTACAACTAATTCTCAGAATCGAATTGTCGGCCTTGTTGTGATCAGCATCTTTTCCGCCAAAGGTGTTGGCCCCGGAGCTAATTTTACTATCGGCAAAAGGATTCGAGACCTTTACAATAGAGTCATCGTGTCGGGGGTTTACTTCGACGCTGCAACAGGTCCACAGGCACTGCTTTCAGCAGCACCCGAGGGCTACTTCCAAACCCAGGTCCGTGTGACCTTTGAATTTATCGAGGAACTCTGACCTATGGCTTTCTTTCGAGGCGAAGAAGGAAGCGTCAAATTTGACGACGCCGGATCTAGTGCGGCGGCGATTACTAGCACTCGGTCTTGGTCGCTGACTATTGACAAAGAAGTGTTGGAAACCACCGTGATGGGTGACACCTACGGCGGGAACGTTGGCGGAATTGTCACGGGCTCGGGCAGTGTTGAGCTGATGTACACGGCATCAAGCGGTGATGAAACCGCTGCTTTTGTAGATCACATCAACACCGCAACCGATGAAGGCACCGCGCTGTTTGAGCTGTTCTTAGACACGTCAGGCGCGAAGAAAATCAGTTTTGATGCTGTGGTGACATCGGCTGATCTCACCGCCACGGTGGGTGAAATCGAGGTTGTTACCGTTAATTTCACCACTAACGGCACCATCACTACCGCTATCTGATCATGGCTTTTTTCCGAGGACAACAAGGCACCATCAAGTTCGACAAGGACGCTGGCGGTGGTGCTTTAAGTGAGATAGCTGCAGTGCGGTCTTGGTCGCTCTCAGTTGAAAAAGAATCGCTGGAAGTCACCGACCACGGCGATACTTTCCGCGCGTATGTCGGAGGCTTAGTCAGTGGCTCAGGCTCCTGCGAAGTGCTTTACGACGCACCTGGCGCGGGCGACAAACTGGATCTATTTAACGAGGCATTGACCACGGAAGATCCAGCTAACGCAAACTTTGAGTTGTATCTAGATGAAAGTGGCGACAAAAAAATGTCGTTTGCTGCTCTAGTTACAAGCGCAGAATATAGTGCTACGGTTGGAGAGATTGAAGTGATTTCGATCAACTTCACTGCCAACGGTACTATCACTTCCGGTATTTAATGCCTGCGACTCAAAGAACGGTTGACTTGCTGGTTGGGGCGTTTGATCTCAACCAGCGTCGCAAATTTGAGCTAAAGAACGGCGACGGGGAAAAGATCATTGATCTTTATTTCAAACCGATCACCCGCGCTGATCGCAAACGCGCTCAAAACCTTGCCAACAGCGAAGAAGCTTTGGATCTGTCAACGCAGATGCTTTGTCAAGTAGCAGAGCTTGAGGATGGCACGAAAGCTTTCGCCTCAGCAGATGCGCCGAAATTGCAACGTGAGCTGCCTGAGTCTGTTTTGAATGACATTGAGTTGTTCTTGTTTGGCCTCAGCGAGGAGGCTAGCCTTGAAGACGCAAAAAACGACTAAAGCAGGACAACTGGCTCAATTTTGAGTTTTTTCTGGCCTGCGAATTAGGAATGACAATAAGCAGGCTTCGCACGGAGTTAACCGATGCGGAGCTTGTTCATTTTGCTGCGTACTACGAATTAAAAAACGAACGGGAAAAGCAAGCTGCTGACCGCGCAAAAACCAATCGGAGGTAGCATATCAATACTGCTGAGCGGCTATGGCTGAGTCGAATATCAAGTTAAGGGTTGATGCCAGCCAAGCTGAGGCTTCACTTAGAAAAGTCAACAGCCTGGTCGGTCAACTTGGATTAGCACTTGGTGCGGTTGGTGTTGCTCGCAATTTTTTCAAAGGCTTTCAAGAAGCTGATAAAGCGGCCGCTGCAGTCAGCACGCTGGGCGTAAATGCTGAGAAGTTAAAAAAAGAACTATTAACTCTGTCTGCAGAGCAAGGTGGTCTTACGAGCCAGACTGAACTGCTTGCAGCTTCTTATGACGTAGCTTCAGCAGGTTTTAACTCTGCAGCTCAAGCAACAGACGTATTGCGTGCGTCTTCTTTAGGCGCCGTTGGTGGGCTGTCTGATCTAAACACAGTTGCGAATGCAACAACATCTGTTTTGAATGCTTATGGGCTGGAATCAAGCAAAGCGCAAAAAATTGTAGATGGTTTTATACAGACTCAGAATGATGGCAAAATTATCGTCGCCCAATATGCAAATCAGATTGGTCGTGTTGCACCAATATCAGCGGCGGCAGGTGTTGGAATTGATGAATTAAATGCTGCGATTTCAGCCGTAACAGCGACAGGTGTTCCGGTTGAATCTACATTTGCAGGATTGCGCCAAGTTATAGCAGCAGTAATTAAGCCTACCTCTGAGGCTTCAACAAGAGCTAAAGAACTTGGCCTGCAGTTTAATACAACAGCAATCAAGACAAAAGGCTTTGGTGGTTTTCTTGAAGATATTATTGAAAAGACAGGAGGAAGTGAAGCTGAGCTGTCTAAATTATTTGGAAGTGTTGAAGCCTTGGCGGCAATCATGCCGCTTGCAAATGACAAACTGAAAAAATTCAACGACAGTCTTGAGAATCAAAAAAATTCATTTGGTGTCGCAAAAGATGCGTCTGAAGAGATGGGTGGGACGGTATCGGCTCAGATAACCAAGATTGTCAATAATGTAGGCAACCTTGCCCGAACATTTGATGAAGGTCTAGGCCCTGCAATCAAAGATGGCTTGGCTCCTATAAACGATGTTTTGCAAGCTGCTGTGGCGTTGTTTACAGCATTGCCACCGCAAGTTGTCACATTTAGCGCAAAAATTGTAGCTCTGACAGCGGTTGCGATAACTTTAAGAAAAGTAATGCTCTTAACGTTTTTAGCAAAACTGCCTCGACTGTTAGCAGTTTCTAGCCGCAAAATGCTTTTGCTGCGCTTAGCGACGGTAAAATTAAAGGTTGCCATGATGGGATTGAAAGCAGCCTTGCCTTTTGGCTTTGCGTTAATTGCTATTGACCTTGTAATTGGTAAACTTATTGACGCTCAACAGGCTCAAAAAGATTTTAACAACTTAGTAAGAGAAGGCGGAAGGGCTCAGGTTGAGGCAGCAAAGAAAGCAGAGGAGGCAAATTTAATTACGTTGCAAGGCAAAGCAGACGCTTTAAATCCGCAGCAACTTAGAAGAACCGGTTTACCAGGAAAAATTGAAAGGTCACGAGAAAGAATCGGCTTGCTTGATGCTCGGCTGTCAGAGCTGCCGATGGACAGAACAGGTAGCAATCTATTAAATCTAAACATCCCGACCATCCCAACCATTCCATTGCCAGGGGGAGAAACAGAAGATGAAAAGAAGAAAAAAACTTTAGAGCAAATTGTTAGACTAACAAATACACAATCGCTAGCGCAAGTTAGTTTAGTAGATAAACGCCGCGAAGAAAACGAGCATTTAGCTTTAACGTTGAGTCACGGCAAAGAATTTGCAGATGTCACAAAAGAAGTGACAGACTTAGTTAAAAAGGGTGGGCTGTCGTTCAACGAAGCATTTGATCTTGTAATGACAAATAAAAATTTAAGAGAAGGAGTTGAGGCTATAGACAAGCAAGCTGAAGCAACCGCAAAAGTAAAGCAACAGGCTGAGGAACTTGATACTGCTTTCCGAAGCGGCATCGTTGATGCTATTACGTCTGCTATTGATGGAACTAAATCTCTAGGCGATAATCTTTTAGGCGTTATTAAATCAATGGCAAAGCTGATTCTTCAGCAGAAACTGATGAACGCTTTGTCTGGTTTTAGTATCACCAGTTTTCTTGGTTTTGCTAACGGTGGCCGCCCGCCTGTTGGGCGTCCTTCAATCGTGGGTGAACGTGGCCCTGAGCTATTTGTGCCTGGTCGTGCTGGAACGATTGTTCCAAATCACGAGCTTGGCGGTGGTGGCAGCACCAGCGTTGTCGTAAACGTCGATGCCAGCGGTACTAACGTGGAAGGCGATGAAGGCTCATCACGTCAGCTTGGTGCTCTTGTTGGCGCTGCTGTTCAGAATGAGTTAATCAAGCAGCAACGACCTGGAGGACTCTTAAGCCGATGACAGCTAGCTGGGACTCATCTGTAAATTTGCAGCCGTCTTACGGCACGACAAAGGCCAGCCAGCCGATTGTCCGTCAAGCACAGTTTGGCAGCGGTTATCAACAGGTCGGCAGCCTTGGCATCAACCAAAACCCGAAAAGTTTTTCGTTGTCTTACAACCTGTCAGAGGCAGAGTCAGACACAGTGGAAACGTTTTTAGATGCTCGCGGCGGCACTGAGAAATTTATTTTTACGCCACCAGGCGAAAGCAGCAGCATCAAGGTGCGCTGCTCCGCATGGAACAAAACGATGACAACCAAGGGCCGCGTTCAATTGACCACAACTTTTGTTCAGGTGTTTGAAGCATGAGCACGCCGCAGTCAATTCAAGAACAGCTTCAGTCCTTGGAGCCGTCAGCAATTATCGAGCTGTTTCAGCTTGAACTGACCGAAGCCGTCAACGGTGTTGACCAGACGTATTACTACCACGCAGGCACAAACGAACTGACGGCTGATGTTGTGTTCAATGGCTTGACGTATGCAGCCACGGCGATCCAAATAGATGGCTTCGCAACCGCAACCAAAGGCGTATTGCCTCGTCCAACGATGCGGATCGCAAACATCAGCAATACCATCTCAGCCTTGCTGTTGCTTTACAACCCACTGCAAGCGAAAGTTACACGCATTCA